GCATAAAGTTGTAGTCTCGGTAAAATTCCGTCGGCACAAGTACCAACTTAAAAACCCGAAACGTCTTTGACGTCGGCAGTTGGTACTATTTGTACCGTACACTTATCTGTGCACACCAGTGGACTGCCCACTGGGTTTTCTTTAGTGCAACATCGCTCAACTTACGAGAGCGGCACAGGGACCTGATAATACATAATCGGTGCTCCCACGAAGAAGTACAGAGAAAAATCCTCCGCACCTGCTACATGGTAATCAAAGACTGTGTAGTCGGTATCCTCAGCACTAAGCATCATTTGCAACTGGAACGGCGTCGAAGACGCGTCCTCGTTGGGATTGCTTGCTGGTGATGTGTGATCGGCTCGACGGGCCGGCAAAAACCGTTGTCGAGTTTGAAATGGCATCTCAAACTCTAAAACAGGGTTCACCGACAAATTCGTCGCTTGGGACCCGGCTGCCGTAGCCGCACTAGAGTTGTTCAACAAAAATTGTGACAATTTAGTGTTTGGCGCCAACGCTAGATTAACTATGCTACTACTAACACCTATCCCCTCAGCAGGGAGTCGGGTGACAGTGAGTGCAGTATTGTTCTTCTTATCGTTGGTTGTGGTGACATTAACTTTGTATCTCAGACCACCTCTCCAGCCCACATAAGCTGGTGTAAGGTAGTTAATGAGAGACATTACCCCATAGTTATAGTCTCCACGAATGGTTGTGACTAGCGCACCAGGAGCATATCCTCGCATTTTTGGAAATGCGAATCGGACAATTGAATATAAATTCACTCCGGTTGCTGTCTGTTTCAAGACATCGTAATAAGCACGATTGTATCTCTTCAATAGGGAACGAAAAGACACAATAGTCTCACCATAAAAGACGTGATCGTATGCAGTAGCATTATCACCTCTTTGAAGTATGGTATGATCTATCTCTTGATCAAGTGGTTTGCTGGGTTCGTCCGTAGCATCTGCATCGGGAATTTCATCACCAGCCTGTGCTGTCACCGGATCCGGCGTACGAAAATATGAGTAATCATTAAGTTTGTTCGACGGATTGGCAACGCACAAATCCTCTCCTGCTGCCACGAAAACATTGACTTCAATATCATTGTTAATCGTGGAATTGGGCACTGTAAGTTCATTCACTACATAAACTCGCAGCACTCCATTGGCACGGTCCTGCGGAAATGCAGAACCGCCCCCAGAAGAATAGGGAGGGTTATCAACAGCTTTACCATCACCAGGACCCAAGCAACGGGCCCATGGATGAGGTACACCCCAACCAATATCGATCGTGAAATCTTTATCCTCCGCAATGTCCACAACGTACGTATAATTCGTGTTGTATTCATTTGTTTGGTAAAAGTAGGGTTCATATACAATCTTCAGTCTTCCTTTATGGTAGGCAGAAGACACAATTTGAAACCTATATTTCATAGATCCCCTCCATGCAGCAAAAGGTAGCGTTGCAAATGCACATGCTGGGAGGTGTAATTCTGGTTCGGTGGGTGTGGGAGCGAAATCCCACACCTGTGGTGTCACCTCAATGTTGAAAAGAGCTGTCTCTGGAGTATTAGATACTTGCCAGGGAAAACTCGTGAGGTAACTTTCACGACATGCTAAACCGTTGATTGTCATTTCATCGGTACCATTCAATCCTACAACTCTTGAATCTAGAGTTACTTCCTGCTTGCTATCTGTAGAAAGTTTTGAGGTTGAATCGGGCATATTCGTGTTTGCCAAATTTCCCATTACTGTGGGCCTATAAGGCACTGCTTCATTTAGTACAGCTGGTCGCGAGTACCCGAAGGTAGTCGCTATAGCTGACGTGGCCGAAGCAGCCATTTCAGTCGCACGAGCATAAGGACCAATAACTGGGGCGTTCCTAAGAGAACCCGCAGCCTTAGCCAATATAGAAGCCGGACGGCTGATTGGACCCTTACCATATTCATCACCTGCTTGTGGTGAAATGGAACCGGGTTCAGCGCTGGTTGGAACAGCCAGCGAAACTTCTGTTGCCCAAGCAAAAACAGAGACAGTGACTGAGTCATTAGCTCCGTTAGCATGCTTGAGGCCTTGTAGGGTATGGATGATAATTTCACCCATCTGATCCCATTCCTGATCTGGAATGGACAGTGCATTCTGATCCCATACAAAAGGTAGAACCATATTTCCTCCTTGTGACAAAGTAGGATCAAGATATATGTGCGGACGTTGGGACGCCTGTATAATATCTTGACGGAAAAATGCTCTATCAACAGTAAAGAAATCATCCTTGAGATAGGGTATGTACGATGCAATTGCACGTCCATAATGGAACCCATTCCCATTGATGATAATCTTCAAGTTTAATTTGGCACGCATTAAATTGAAATTCGATACTCGGTTGATCACTCTGGGATTAGTAAAGTAATCGCTCCAAGGATTGAATTTTTCAAACAACGTAGTGCCTGTTCCCCATCGGAAATCGCGAATTTTCAGTGGACGCTCGAAAAAATTACCGAGGTCCGCGTCATTATTATCGCAAATTTGGAAAGTATAGTCTGGTTCACTGCCCACACTGTACTGCCAGGATTCCGATGAATCCTTAAATGCCACTAATTCCTCAGTGGACTTTGTTATCGTTTTGTTCATAGTTATATTAAATTTCTGTTCAGTAAGCGATTTGTTTCACAATCATGTGACTCTGCTCAAAGTCACACAAAAGACAAGTTTGGGTTGGTTGACTAAACCTCCACTAAATAGTGGTATCCCTGTAGGATGTCACGGAACGATTAAAGCCTATATGATGTTGTGTAAACTTGCTAACACTAACACCACATGGTATCCAGAAATCGCATTGCTTTTGGTTGGGAATCACTCCCACTGTGGCATAACAGCTCCCTTTTTATAACGCAAAGGGGGGCGGTAGAACGCCAAGTCACTTAGACCCAGTTATATTTGGAACGAAAGTTATCAATTCGATCCTCATATGACAAGGCCAATCCTTCAGCGAGTTCCTCAACACCAGCAGCGGTTGCCACTGCCTTGAGTTGCTCACGGCGGGAATCGTACACAGTTTTACCGTACAAAAACCATTCAGACAAAGCAGAATTAATGCAGCTGGCAGCTACATCTTCATCAGTTGCTTTGTCAGTACGCAAGTTAGAATGTAATGATTTGAAGATAGATTTCTCATCCAAAATACCCATCTCAAGATTAAGATCCGGGTTAAATTTGGGACGGCGTTTGAGAAAATCCAATTCATCACAATCCAGATATGGCACCACAGCCGACTTTTTATCGGGTGGTGTGACAACCATATCATATTTTTTGCACCAATCAACAAAATCGCAATTATTGTAACCAATTGCTTTGCTGACAGTGCCTCCATAGTCATCTCCGTAAGTGATAAGTGCAACAAAATCTTTGAATCTGCACTTTATCATCCTACCATTCCCCCATGCGAAAAACGAGCATCGATGGAGTAATGAGTTGACAATAGAGTTAATGTATGCAGTAAGTGACTGCCCAGATGGGTTCGATCCAATAAATTGGATGTAATCCCCATTGAAGGCAGTAACTGCACACGCAACTTCTGAGGCAATGACTTTCATAATAGTAATATCCTCCGGAGAATAATTTTCCGGAAACATTTCAGCAAATGAAATCATCACATCAAAAGCAGTGAAAACAAGTTGCGCAGGCATGCGGAGGTCATACTTCGAATAATCTCCCGCGTACCCACGCGATTTTCCCATTTTCTTGATATGCTTAAATAGCTGGTCCATTTCAGGACCATGTGCGTTAATACCCACAGCACATTCTGATAACAGTGGAAACTGTGACATCATACGTGCTACAGGTAAGAAGTACTTACGCATTGCCATTTGCAAAGGCATACTAGCAGCTTGGAAAACACGAACCTTATCTTTATCGACAGGTGTAGGTTCATCTTTCAAACACGCCTTGAAAGGGACATTGACACGTGTATTTGTCTTTGCCACTTCCTCGAAACGTTCGAGTTCTTTCCAATGAATGTCCTCTAAAGTACGTGGACATGCATGATCTGCGGTAGGATCCAAATCAATTACATCTTGTGATTTTGGACCCCCTAATGGGAAACCTCTGCTGGTTGAAAGATTCATACTATCAATGAATCTCTTACCATCAATTCCTGAAACGATCTGTACGTTAGTCAGAGGCTTGATCTCGCCTTTGAAATATTCATACTTATCAGAAATAGCCTCCTTCATTTGAGCAATATAATCATCTTTTGCTCGCTTGAGTAAAGCGGGAGGTACACCTGCAGAGGGGTTGGCGGAGTATTGCAAAGACTCTCGCCAAGGGTGATACGCACTCTGACCATCAGGACCCTTAAACTTGGGAGCTCCCCAAGTATTAGGTACTCCCATGATTTTCGTAACATCATCTGACAAAATACTCGCACGCACACGGCTTGTGGGTGTCGAACGTCCTGCACACGATCCAAAAATCTCCAAATTTCCTGCTCCAAGGAACCGTAAGGGACTTTTGGCATGTATAGAATTGCCAGTAATGTGTTGAATACCATAAGATTCATGAACATCAGATGCGTCAGCACATTGTGTTGAAATACCGTCATTTGCCATAATCAACATAGCAGCATCGATCTCGCTGCGTAGAACTGTGGCACCAACTCCATAATTCGTACCAGTGCGACCACCTAAGTGGAACGCACCAATATAAGGTGTAGAAGCTTTAATGCACACAACACTTGCACACATACCATCAAAAGTAGGTGCAGGGGCTTTTACGCCGTTCTGTGTTGTTGTTAAATTATAATCAAGTCCATCAAACTTTCTAAGGGACTTGGCTGTGCCAACATCATAAAGCCCATTGTTAATGGACAATTTTGGTGTAGCTACGGCATCATATTTCACAATTTCACCCTCTTTCGAACGGTAAAACATAGACATAGGGGTTTTCGTCTCTAAAAGACGATCAGGAAATAAACCAATATTGTTCTTCACAGAACCTGAATTAGGCACGTCAATCAAAGCCAAATCATGTTCTCCAATTCTCACCACATAATCGCGACTTACAATCGTCGCAAATTTGTGATTGACCAAATCGGCACCTCTACGAATCACCTCAATAGTGATTGTGTCAGAGCCTCCTCGTTCAAAAGACTTTTGGAGTACATGGTTTGGTACTATCATTCTGTTCGAAGAAACCAAAAATGCATCAGATACATATGAATTGGTACGAATGAAGACAGTAGCTTTAGAAACAGTTTCTTCAAGTTGCGACATATCTGCAACTTTCTTTTCAGGTACTGGGCGAGGTGAACATTCAACATTTTTCCAAATGTTCACTTCCTTGTCACGTGCTTCAAGATCCTCAACAGTTTCTGGGGACAACATACCTTGATCTGTAGTGAAAGAAATATTCTGCCACACTTTGTAAGCTGCGTAAGCAGCCGCAAAAGCAGCGATAGTTCCACAAATGTACTTTCCATTCTTCTCACGAATACGCTTGAAGAGCTTAGGTACATCTGCATGTTCTTTCATCAGTCTCTCTTTGGCAATATCATACACATAAAATTTTTGTAAGACATGCACAGTAGAGCTGTAAATCATAGTTGTTGCAAGAGTAGTAATTGGTACAATGACATCTTGTGTCAAACCAAACCACGCTCCTGCCCATAACACTGGGAAAATCCAATTACGCAATCTAGTCCACTTTCCGTAAAACTCTGAATCAAGTTCTGCGGCAAGTGTATTAACGCGCGTCTCAAGAACAAAATTCCAAAGAAATTTGTTCTTGAGCCATGAAGAAGGCAAATAATTTGTCCATTTGGTAAAAAAGCTATTCTCAAACTGGTTCACAAGAGACAAAAGAGAATCAGAATGACGGTGATGCAGAGCATAGAGTTGATAGGCTCCGTACTTAAGCGCATTTTCGTTATTCCGATGAAGGAAAGAAGAAATGGTCTTGCCAAGAAAAGCGGCAGGACCATCTAATAATGTGCTCCAACTACTTCTAATCTGTTCTTGATGTTGTTCGGCATTCCAAGCTTTGTAAGACTTGGTAGTAACATAACGAAGGAAATCACTCCCCGCGTGGGAGTCGAGAACTTCGCCTTCTTCATCTACAGTCTCTACAACGGGTTCCTCAATGGGAACACATGCGCAAAGCTGGTGCGGCTTCTTACATCGTGAACAAACAGGCATAGTGGCATTTATTTCAGTACGTGCAATTAATGCTCGCTGTTGAGCAAAATGACGTGCTGAATCTTCTAAACAATAGTCAACTACCTCTGCAAAAGGTACATTGACCATCTCCTTGCCTTTCCACACAATAGGCACAAATTTTACTTGTTCGGGCTCATGATTCGCCTGACCATTCCCATTTAATAGGGGAGTCTGACGTGAGACAACAAGTGATTTATACAATGTCATATCCCAAAGATCAGGGATAGGGGGTTGTTGTACAACTCCATCTACAGTATAAAAATCATTA